GCGGCGGCGGAGGTGGAGGCGTTGACAAAACCAACACATAAGGGGGAAATCATGGATAGGGTAGCTAGAAACATCAGAGTCATTGTCATGTCACAGGGCAACTGGTTTATTGCATCAGTAAAGGCATTCGCTATTCTGTCTGGATCTGCATATCCAACAGCTACAGTAGAGCGTAGGCTATCTGGCGAACCTCACTATGAAAGCGAAGACGACAAGCAGGACGCAATAAGCTATGAGGAGCCAGAAGCTTGGAAGTGCGCAGGTGGAGCCAGGATAGTGGCCGGTCAGATTAAGAACATGGCAGCAGCAAAGATAGGAACAGATTGGAGCGTTATTGTGCTGAACTTGACCAGCGATCCAGCAGAGCGACGCAAGGCAATAGAGACGATATCACCAATCATAGCCAGCCACTTTAACTGCCAGATGAATTACGCAGGAGCAATCTGCAATCGGTGGTATGAAGACAAGGCCATCAAGCGCAATGCTGAGCTGCTGAGTAGGGAATACAGGATAAAGCACCATCACTCTATCGCTGATCTGGTATCACTTCATCACTTAGGCAGGGACGGCGAACGGGCAGATCGCAGCGATATACTCAACTGGCTAGATAGTCGGTATGAAATGGCAAGGGATAGACTGGAGTCGGCATGAGAAATATACGCAGAGTAAGAAGGATCAACCGGCGGAGCCAGATTGTTAGGATGACACGCAATGAAGCTCAGAAGATGATGAATGAGCGATCAAGGGCGATGATGGATAGGTGCAATATAGGCTCACCATTATACTTCTTTGGGAACATGTCATCCGAAGAATATCTATTCACCAAGGCTAGTGACCCACATAGATGGTGATAGGGCTGCTTGACACGATTCGCAAAGAGAGTATGGTGTGCCCTAATAATTACGGAAACGTGACAGATACAACAAGTTAGCTCTGCCAGTCGATAATTCATAGATGCTTAGAATGCACAGACAGGACATGGCTTAGAGCATGAGAGGGTCGCCTTAATGGTGGCCCTTTTTCATTCCTACGCATGGGATAATACATGCGGCATAAATTCGCTGGAGAGCGTAAACTCAAGGAGGTTCATCATGGCTGGTGGTAGACCTCCATTATATGCATCTGTTGACGAGCTGTCTGGAATCATTGATACATACTTCGCAGGGTGCATTGAAGACAATAAGCCAATGACAATATCAGGCTTGGCATTAGCTCTCGGCATGACAACTGAGACACTGAGAATGTATGCAGAGAAGGATGAGTTTTCTGCGCCTATAAAAAACGCTAAGCAGAAAGTAGAGGCTGATGTTGAATGCAGGCTCCTTTCAGGGGCAGCTCCAGCAGGTTCAATCTTCTGGCTAAAGAACAACGCCGGATGGAAGGATAAGACAGAGCAGGACTTGAGGGCGACCGTGCAAGTCGAAGAGATAACGAGAACTATCGTCAAAAACAAATGAAGCTGAACATAGATACTGCTGAGGTCTTTGAGCCGCTTTTATATCCATCAAGGTATAAAGGAGCTAAAGGCGGAAGGGCAAGTGCTAAGTCACACTTCTACGCAGAGTCGCTTGTTGAAAAAGCTTTAATGCAGCCTGGATTGCGATGGGCATGCATTCGAGAAGTTCAGAAGTCGCTTGATCAGTCTGTTAAAAGGCTGCTTGAGGATAAGATAGAGAAGTTCGGTCTTGGCAAGCTGTTTATAGTTAAGCAGACCCACATAGAAACGCCTGGTGATGGCATTATAATATTCCAGGGCATGCAGAACCACACTGCTGATAGTATCAAGTCGCTTGAAGGCTTTGATGGAGCGTGGGTGGAAGAGGCTCAGAACCTGTCTCAGCGATCACTTGACCTGTTGCGTCCGACCATTCGTAAAGAAGGCTCAGAGCTATGGTTTAGCTGGAACCCGAATGAAGAGACTGATCCAGTTGATGCATTCCTGTGTGGTGAAACCCCGCCGCCAGATTCAATAGTAGTGCATGCCAACTACAGCGATAACCCGTGGTTGCCCGATGTTCTTAAGCAAGAGATAGAATACGATAGGAATAGAGATCCTGTTAAGTTCGCCCATGTTTGGATGGGGCAGTATTTGAGCATGACTGAAGCACAGGTGTTTAGAAACTGGAAGGTTGAGGATTTTGAAACGCCTGATGATATTGAGAACTTCAGGCTAGGAGCAGACTGGGGATTCTCTGTTGATCCATCGGTATTGGTTCGCTGCTACATAAGAGGCAGAAACCTATACATTGACCATGAGGCATACATGATTGGTTGCGAGATTGATCAACTGCCAGACCTGTTTGATAGAGTTCCAGACGCTCGCAAGTGGTTTATGACGGCAGACAGCGCAAGGCCAGAGACAATCAGTTACATGAGGAATCACGGCTACCCCAAGATCAACTCAGCCCGTAAGGGGCCAAAGTCAATCGAGGAAGGTGTAGAGTTCCTGAAATCATATGATATTGTGGTTCATCCTCGCTGCAAGCATGTCATAGATGAGCTAACGCTTTACAGGTACAAGGTCGATCCACTAACTGATGAAGTCCTGCCGATATTTGATGATAAGCACAACCACACGATTGATGCACTTCGCTATGCATGCGAAGCAGCTCGCAAGGCTAAGAAGCCTGCTGATAAAACAAGACCACAAAGACGCGCCGTAAATGGCGGGTGGATGGGATGACGGAGAATATATGCCATTAGACAACACAGTAGCAGGTAGCGATGACGAGAAGCTACACGCTGCCGCTATTGCTCGTTTTAAGCTGGCAGAAGAGGCGTGGGATGATAACCGCCAGTCATTCCTTGAAGACAAGGCTTTCCTTGCTGGTGATCAGTGGCCTGAAGCGGTTAAGCGCATGCGTGAGACTCAGAACCGTCCTGTACTTGTGGTTGATAAGCTGAACCAGTATGTCAACCAGGTGATCAATGATGGCAGGCAGAACCGTCCTGCTGTAAAGGCTCGTCCTGTTGATGACAATGGTGATGATGAGATCGCAGAGGTATTCAATGGCCTAATCCGCCATATCTGTGATAAGTCAAATGCTGACTCAGCCTATGACTGTGCATTAGAGAACGCTGCCTCTGGTGGATTTGGCTTCTTTCGTATCCTGACTGAGTATGCCCATGAGGGGACATTCAACCAAGACATCAAGATTATGCGCGTTCGCAATCCGATGTCTGTGCTGCTCGATCCAAACTTTAAGCAGGCAGACTCATCAGACACGCGCTATGGCTTCTTTATTGATGAGATGACCAAGGAAGACTTCAAGGCCGAGTATCCGAAGGCTGAGATGATGGACTGGACTAATGACTCAGGCCGATATGAGGCCGACTGGCTCACAGATGAGATGGTTAGAGTATGTGAGTATTTCTATATCGAGAATGAAGATAGGGACATTCACCTATTAGATGATGGAACCACAGTTGATGATGAAACATATCAACTTGCAATTTCAGAGGGTATTCTTGTTCCTGAGATCGTAGAGACTCGGAGTATTCCTTACCCTTCAGTTAAATGGTGTCGATTATCCGGCGCTGAAGTGCTTGAGAAGCGTGATTGGCTTGGTAAATATATCCCTATCATCCCTGTATTCGGCAATGAGACAGACTTGGATGGCAAGGTGACATACTCAGGCATGGTTCGCATGTCAAAAGACCCTCAGAGGCTTTATAACTACTCTCGTTCAGCCTTTGCAGAGCGTGTGGCGCTTACTCCTAAAGCTCCATACATTGCGGCTGAAGGTCAGGTCGCTGATTATGCCGATGAGTGGGAGAACGCAAATGCTGGAGATACTTCAGTATTGCGATACACACCTGAAAGCTTGGAAGGCACTGTGTTGCCAGCTCCACAGCGCCAGAGTGCTGTTGATATTCCGGCAGGCTTTGCACAGGACATCCAGATCAGTGAGCATGATATTCAGGGCGCTCTTGGCATGTATAACGCATCCCTTGGCGAGCAGTCTAACGAGAAATCAGGAAAAGCTATCCTTGCTCGTCAGCGTGAAGGCGATGTTGCCACATTCCATTATCACGATAACCTTAACAGGGCTATCGGCTATCTTGGCACTCAGCTTGTGGATCTCATCCCTAAGATTTACGACTCAAGCCGAGTTGTTCGCATCTTGGGAGAGGATGGCAGTTCAGAGCAGGTTGGCATCAATCCAGACCAGCAAGAGGCTGTTGTTCGAGGTGAAGGCAAGAAGCTATATAACCTGAACGTGGGCAAGTATGACGTATCTATCTCTGCTGGTGCATCTTATACCACTAAGAGGCAGGAATCAGCCGAGGCGATGATGATGCTCACTCAGGCTAACCCTGACATTTTCTCTATCATTGGCGACTTGATGATTCGTAACATGGATTGGCCTGGAGCAGATGAGATTGCAGACCGCTTGAAAGCTATGCTTCCGCCACAGTTACAGAACCTTGAAGGCAGCGAAGACGAGTCTCCAGAGGTCACGCAGGTTAAACAGCAGGCTCAGCAGATGATGGAGCAGATGGGTCAGCAGATGCAGCAGATGCAGCAGGCTCTACAGCAGGCACAGGCTCAGGCTAATACAGAGCAGGAGAAGATGCAGGTTGAGAAGTTCAAGGCTGAGATTGAGCAGTTTAAAGCCGAATCAGATCGTAAGAAGATCGAGATTGCTGCTGTAGTTGCCCAGCAGGAAGCGCAAGCTAAGTCTGCTGCCGAGGCAAACAGGCTACAGATAGACCAGTTTCAGGCTGAAGTTGACGCTTTCAACTCCGAGACAACACGAATGAAGGCAAACGCTGACATCGAGGCTCAGGGTCAGGATGCAACGGCTGCTGCTGTTGAGGCAATGATGCAGATTCAGGGCAGCATGGAAGGTCTTTTTGCACCTGAGCCTGAAGAGATGGGCGAGAATGGAGAAGCCTGATTCAGTTGCTAGGGTCAGGCAGTGGGCAAGAGATAACGGGATAGACCCTGCTAATGCCACACCGCAACAGAAGTTTGTTATGGTCGGCCAGTTGCTCAAGGAGTACGGAAATACGGCTCTAGGCGCTGTTTCCCGTGATGTTGACACGATGGGCAAAGCAATGAGAGGGCAGGCCACTCCAGCGCAGACTACAGCGGCTATGATGCGTTCTTATGTTGGGCCGACTGCTGGTGCTGGATTGGCTATGAAGGCTAGTCCTAATGTGGTGAGGTCTGGTGCAGCAAAGGCCAGCAAGCTTAAATCTCCTTGGCAGGGGTCTGATGATTACTTATATCATGGAACAGGGGCAGAGTTTGACAAGTTTAAACCTAGACGTGCTGGGGCGGTATGGTTTGGTGATGACCCTGGATATGCAGGCAAATATAAATCTGCTCTACCTGATGCAAAGAACAGAGTAATTAAGGCCAAAGCTGCGCTAGAAAACCCGCTAGTAGTTGATATGCAAGGTGGGGAGAATATACCAAAGAACATGGGGGGGCTGTATAGATACGCTAACACCATTGAGGATGTGGTGGGGGTTGCTAAACAGCAAGGCCATGATGGGGTTATATTTAAGAATAGAAAGCCAACGGTTGAGGGTTTCTCATCCAATGAGATCGCGGTATTCAATCCAGAAGCGATAGATATACTTGAGTCGATTCAATAGGTGGTGTGTAGATTATGGCGTATATAGAAAAAATGAAAGGTCAGGAATACATAGACAGTACTAGACTGTACCTAGATTATGTCGAGAAGCATTTGGAGAATGTAAGGAGAGCGTTCTGTGAATTATCAGACGTATGTGACGGCATGTGGTGGGTTTGCGATGATTATTCATGGCACTCACTAAGGGCTGAGGTAGAGTGCCACGATACATCTAAATTCTCTAGAGACGAATTTGTTCAGTATAGGGATACTTTCTATCCTGTGTCAAAAGAGGACAGAGAAAATAGCGGCATGAAAGAGGCGTGGGAACATCACAAGGCTCTAAATCATCACCATCACGAATCATTAAAGAGCAGCATAGATGTTATACACATGATTATTGATTGGACTGCAATGGGATACGAGTTTGGAGGTACTGCGCAAGAATACTATGAGGAAAACAGTGATAAAATAAAATTATCACCAGAGCATAAAAAGACAATGTATGAAGTGTTTGATAAGATTAAAGGAAACTTTTAAAGATGCTTGGATTCATGGTTGGCCTATTGGCGGCGTTCGCAGCTATTATTGTATGCTTCATAGGCTTAGAGAACTTCCGCAGGCGTGGATGCCTTCTAGGAAGGCATCGTTATTTTTGTAAAGATGGTAAGGCAACATGCGTTACGTGTGGGCATGAAGATATTTATAGTGGTAGCTCAAATGCCTGAGCCGATAGTAAATCTTGACGACATGCGGCCACACTATGTCATTCATTGCGATGATGGACCGCACGTTGTTCCAGAGGCTGCTCTTGATATGTTTATCCATGACCAGCCAGTGCAAGGTGAAATTCCAGATGAGATGATGCCTGTACTATACAAGATAGTGGGAGAGTGGATGCTATATTTAGGGGAAGCAAAATAAAGCCAGTACCAGCCGCCACGCCTATGGAACTTCGGTTTTACGCGCAACCTTGGCGGCTTTTCGTATAGTTATAATATAGATATGACCAGATAGCCAACGGAATGGGCTTTATACATCCGGCATTAAATCACCAAGGGGTGCAGTATGACAGAAGAAGCTATCGAACAGATAGAGAATGAGCCTATTGAAGGCGCTGAGGCTGACGCAGAAGTTATAGAGTCCACAGCCGACTCAGCAGATGAGCAGGCAGATGATAATGCAGATGATGAATCGGGAAATGATACCGATGAGCCTAAGCATGAATCAACTGGCGTTCAGAAGCGCATTGGTAAACTGACATGGGAAAAGAAAGAGGCAACGCGAACCGCTGAGTTTCAACAGCGCAGAGCAGAGCTTGCAGAAAAGGCACTTAAAGAGATGCAGGAGTCTAAACCTACCGAATCAGCAAGTAAGCCTGTCCTAGACGATTACGACACCTACGAGGAGCATCAAGAGGCTCTAGTGGACTGGAAGATCGATCAGAGGGCATTGGCTAAAGAGAGTCAGCAGAACATGCAGACTAAGGCTGAACAGAAGGCAGAAACTCAGGCAACTGTTGAGAGTTCCGCTGCATTCCTAATCGCAGAAGGTAACGCCGCACATCCAGACTTCACGCAGGTTGCTGGTTCAATCAGCCCACTTGTGATGACCAATGAGATGGTGATGGCATTAGCCGAAAGCGAGCAGGGTGCAGAAGTTGCATATCATCTTGGCAAAAATCCAGCGGAAGCTGCTAAGTTAGAAAACCTCAACCCAGTACAGATGGGCAGGGCACTTGCCAGGCTAGAGACAGTCTTATCCCAGAAGTCAGCAACAACAACAAAAGCTCCAGAGCCTATTGCACCATCGGGATCTAAGGCATCGGTCAAGAAAGACCCTGCCAAAATGACAGATAACGAGTTTGCACAATGGCGACGGAATCAAATCTCACAGAGAAATCGATAAAAAGGAGAAATAGATCATGGCAAATACTTTAACTACTATTGACATGATTACTCGCGAAGCTCAGCGCATTGCACACGAAAAGCTCACCTTCATCAGTACGGTCAACCGTCAGTATGATAGCTCTTTCGCAAACAAAGGCGCTAAAATCGGAGATACACTTCGTATTCGCGAGCCTAATCAGTACACCCGCCGTAAAGGCTCAAGGGTAATGAATGTTCAGGATCAGGCAGAGTCTTCACAGGCTCTCACTGTTGCTACTCAGGACGGCGTAGATATGCGCTTCAACTCGGCAGAGCTTGCTTTGTCGATTGATGAGCTGTCAAAACGCTACATTGAGCCAGCTGTATCCGTTATGGTATCAGGCATTGAAGGCGATATGCTTGCGGCTGTAACAAAGGACATCTACCAGACCGTAGGCGTTCCAGGCACACCACCTACCGACTTGATCGAAGTTGGGCAGGCTCGCGCTAAGCTGAATCAGGGTCTTGCACCTAAAGACGATAACCGCTGCATTCAGGCTGACTCAGTAACTATGGGCGGCATGGTCAACGGACTTTCTGGCCTGTTCCAGGATTCACAGCAGATCAAGAAGCAGTATCGTGAAGGTATGATTGGTCGCACTGCTGGCGCAGATTGGTATGAGAACGAGCGCACTTACTCGCATACTGTTGGCTCAGACGTTACCACTGTAACCGTGAATGATGCGGCTATTGCATCTGGTGATTCAGCAATGACTATTGCTGGCGGCAACTTGAACGCTGGTGATGTATTCACCTTTGCTGGCGTTTATGATGTGCATCCAGAGACCAAAGTGGCATACGCTCATCTGAAACAGTTCACCGTTTCTGCTGATTGTACTACCGCTCTGACTTTCCAGCCTGCACTGATCTCAACTGGTGCTAAACAGAATGTAAGCGCACTGCCTGCAAATGGTGCTGCTCTTGTGTTTGTTGGTACTGCTTCAACTGCATATCGCCAGAACCTCATGTATCATAAAGATGCGTTTACTTTCGTAACCGCTGATCTCCCTATCATGGATGACGCGCATAAGTGTGTTCGCCGTGAGCAGGATGGTCTGTCTATGCGCTGCTGGCAGGGTTCTGACATCCGCAATGACGATCTTCTGCTTCGTCTTGATATTCTATACGGTTACAAGACAATCCGACCAGATTGGGCTTGCCGTATCACTAACTAAGGAGAAAATAATATGGCTGAAAATGTAACATATAACTCTCCTGACGGTGCGGTAATGGGTGCTTCTACGACTGAATTGATTGCTTTCTACGGATCAACTCCAGTTGTACAGCCCACATCTGCATCTCAGGCGGCAGTTACCGCAACAATCACAACCACCGCTGTATTGACTCAGGCTGCTACGCAGGCTGCTGCTAATACGGTATTGCTAAACCAGATTCGTTCTGAATTGGTAACTTTGGGCTTAATTACAGGCTCATAAAACATGGATTGCTCCCGCTTTCGGGCGGGGGCTTTTCCTTTTAGGGAGAACGAATGCCAAGAACATTAAGGTATAGGAACGAAGCAAAGACAGATCGTAAAGTATTTCTAGCTACTCCGGCTTACTCTGGGCTGAGTGCTGCATATACTTATGCACTTTATACGTCTGCACTTGCTCTTAAAGATGCAGGAATTGAGACAGAGCTAATGATTTTAAGCGAGAATTGCCACGTTGATGACTCTCGCAATATACTTGTAAGGGATTTCTTAGAGTCGGATTGCACTGATTTGGTCTTTCTTGACGCTGACTTGCGCTGGAACGCAGAGAGTCTTGTTAAACTTATTGAGCATGATGCTGATGTAGTTGCAGGTATTTACCCGCTCAAGGAAGATTGGGAGTGTTACCCTGTCCGTATCATCTATGGTGATATTTGGTCAGATGAGAAGGGGCTAATCGAGGTTGAGGCTGTACCAACTGGCTTCCTGAAGATTCGCCGCCATGTATTGCAGGAATTGTATGATGATGCGCCTAAGTTTAAGGGCAAGGCCGATGCTGACCAGATTCCTATTGGTGTCATCTTTGAGCGCACTATGAACGATGGCGCGCGTTGGGGTGGCGATTATACTTTCTGTCGCAAATGGGCTGCAAAAGGTGGCAAGATTTACATTGACCCAGAAATGACGTTTGACCATTACGGCGAAACTCTCTGGAGTGGCAATTACGGTGATTATCTGAGGGATAGGAACGGCGTTGACAATCCTAAGCTGTTTGCAGCGTTTGAACGGCTCAGGAATGGTGAGAATAGCCCGTTAATCTTTGACGACCTGTTCAAGTATTGGGGTAATAGCTTTGCAGCATCACCGGAACTACTCTTAACAGCCTACAACATGGCAAAGGTTACATCAGGAACTATTCTGGAGTGTGGTGCAGGCATTTCCACTATGGTCATGGGCATCACAGGCAAAGAGATTCATTCACTTGAGTCGGATTATCAGTGGTACACGAAGATCAAGGCAATCGTTGAGAAGCTTGGTCTAGATAATGTGCATCTCCATTATTCGCCTATCAAAGAGTATGAGGGCTATAGCTGGTATAATTACGATGATGTGCCTGCCGAGTTTAGCCTTGCCTTGAACGATGGCCCATGCCGAGCCATTGGCCGTGAAGGCTTCTATCATATTCCACAGGCTGCTAATGCCGACTGGATCATTGACGATTCACAGACAGAGCTTAAATATCTTGAAGGTTCAGCCCGCAAGATTCACGAATTTAGCGAACGCAGGCCGTTTGCCATAGCAATAGGAGAGTAATATGCAGTATTATCATGGCGAGCATGGCATCCATATCTCATACAATCCAGGCGAACGAACTAAGCTAGAGGGTGCAGGCTGGACGCTTATCGGCGGCGAGAAGGCGTTTTTAGAGTATCGCAATGGTCTTGCCCCTTCTGATGGTGATAGGGCGTTAGAATTGAATGATATGAATATCTCTGAATTGAAGGATATTGCCGAGGGATATGGTCTTTCCATCCACTCAAGGGCAAAAGAAGCAAGCATTATCAAGAAGATTCTAGAAGCTGAGGCGTAAGCATGGCAACCACACTTGATCTCATAAAACGATCACTACGAATCCTAGACGTTCGCGGGTCAGGTGAGTCTATTCCTGCTGATGAGTCTGCTGATGCACTTTCCGTTCTTAATGCTATGCTCGATGAGTGGCGCAATGAGAAGCTGATGGCTTATGCATTCAGAGATGAGACTGTCACTATGGTTGATGGACAGGGAACTTATACAGTCGGCCCAACTGGTGATTTGGTGACTACTCGGCCAGTTAAGATCGAGAGCGCATACTTCACAGAGGGCGGATATGATTATCCTATTAACGTCCTATCTCGCAGAGAGTGGGATGCAATCACGGACAAGACCACTACTTCAAGCTTTGTTGATAGCATCCAGCTAGAGGGCACATATCCAGATGCAACGATTAAGGTCTGGCCTGTTCCTAATGCGGCCAACTCAATCAACATCAAGACTTGGACTCCTCTATCAGCCATGACGCTGAATCAGACGCTTGCACTTCCACCAGGATATGAGAACGCTATTGTATATAACTTGGCTATTGACATTGCGCCTGAGTTTGGCCGTGAGCCGACTGCTACCATCTATCGCAAGGCTAAGTCTGCAAAGGCAGGCATTAAGCGAGTGAATAGCCGACCTATCGCAGCAAGTTCAGAGCTTGCGGCACTGTTTGGAGGCAATACAAGCACAGACATAGAGGCTGGTGTATAAATGGAGTTCGGATTTGTTGGGCCAGCATATCTAGGCAGATCTACCGCAAGCGAGTCTGAGAAGTGCATCAACTGGTATTTGGAGATGGGTGGCGGATCGGCTAAATCTTCTCCTACGCTAGTTCCTACTCCTGGCATGGTGCTGTTCACTGCCCTTGCGGCTTCAGCAAGAGGCTCTCATGTCATGGGTGGCGTTCTTTATGTCGTGGCTGCTGGTAGGCTCTACTCAGTCACCACTGCGGCAGTCATATCAGACTTAGGCGCACTCGACACGGTTACAGGGCGCGTATCAATGGCCGACAATGGTGATCAGGTATTCATTGTTGATGGCACAAGCGGCTACACCTATACACTAAGCACCACAACCTATGCCAAGGTAACAGACGCAGCATTTCCTGCTGGAACTGAGCATTGTGATTTCATCGCTGGCTTCTTCATTGTAAACGAGCGCGGAACTGGAAAGCTGTGGAAGTCTGCACTGAATGATGGCACATCATGGAATGCGCTGGACTTTAAGACCGCAGAAGCAGATCCAGACAATATGATTCGTCCGTTTGTGTTTAATGATGAGATATGGTGCTTTGGCGACTTCAGTATAGAACCGTTTTACAATTCAGGCTCAGCAGACTTCCCGTTTGCTAAGCGTCAGAACGCAAAGATTGACGCAGGCACAGCTGCCCCTTGGTCTGTCACGCAGATGGATAACTCTGTCTTTTTCCTTGGGCAGTCGCATCGTGGCGAGAAGTGCATATTCAGGACTCAGGGCTATCAGAAGGTACGCATCTCTAATCATGCGATTGAGTTTGCGATTGATAGCTATGCCACTATTTCTGATGCGTTTGGCTTCGCTTATGTTGAAGAGGGGCATTCGTTTTATGTGCTAACCTTCCCGACTGCTGGCGTGACTTGGGTATATGACGGTTCAATATCAGACCCTAGATTCGCATGGCATCAGAGGTCATCTAACGGTGGTCGATGGCTGGCTAACACCTACTCATATTTCAACGGCTCGCATTATGTAGGAGACTACAACAGCGCGAACCTGCTGAAGATGACGCATGCAGCGTTTGATGAGAACGGCATAGCCATCAGAAGGGTAAGGTCTAGCCCACACGTCCACAGCGACAGAGAGCGCCTTTCGTTCAATTCCCTAGAGATAGTGTTCAAGATGGGTGTAGGAACGCAGACAGGGCAAGGTGTAGACCCTCAGGCCATGTTACGCATCTCTAAAGATGGCGGCAAGACGTGGGGCGATGAAAGATGGCAGCCACTTGGTAAAGCTGGCGAATATCTCACTAGGGCTAAGTGGACTCGGCTAGGCATGGCTAGAGATTGGGTGTTTGAGGTTTCTATCACTGATCCTGTAGATGCTGAAATCATAAGTGCCACCCTTAAATGAGTCTACCTAATCCACCGCTCAACCAGCCTTTTTTAGATCGTGAGTACGTCGAGAGGACTTGGGCAGATTGGTTTACCAGAATAGTTATGGGATTTGCTGCATGTGATAACCGCTTCACTGTAGTTGATGCCACAACAACTTTAACTGCTGGAGATAGCCAGATTATTCTGGCAGATGCTAGTGGCGGAGCATTCACGATTACGCTGCCAGCCATTGCTGATGCGGCAAAGTACAGATACATCATTAAAAAAATAGACTCATCTGCCAACGCTGTGACGGTTGACGCAGACGGATCAGAAACGATTGATGGAGCATTGACCGCAGTTATAACTACTCAGTATGAAGCACCAAGCTTTGTTCCTCATGGCACAGAATGGAGTATTGTATGAGCTATTCACCCGCACTCCGCATAGACCCTTGGCTTCAGCATGCCATTGACGTTATCAAGGAAACATACGGCGATGATGTAAGCATTGAAGATAAGAATAAAGACCTGTTGAAGTTCGGCAGGAATAAGCTTATCGGCACAACAAAGGCTGTTATTATGACGCTGCCTGCTGGTATTTTGAATGAGACTTACCCTACAACCAATTCAATCACCACGTTGAGTTCATCAAGTGCGCTTGACACTGGCGGCATCATGGTTGAAGGCCACTCTGTTGACGCTACAGGGCTGATATTTACTTTCGTTTCTCAGACTCCTACGCTGAACGGGCAAGGGCAGGTGTCCCTAGCCACGCCAATTGCAAGGGTTTCTAGGACAAATACAGTAGGTGCTGTTGATACAGTAGGCAGCATTTATGTATATGAGACAGATACCACCACGGCAGGCGTTCCAGACACGAACACCAAGGTTCACCTGATTCAAGAGGCCGGAGTAAATAACTCTGAGAAGGCTGCAACGACCATATCGAACGATGATTACTTTATCGTAACCTCTTTTTATGGTGACGTTTTGGAGAAGTCAGCGGCATTCGGATCTGTCCACCTTGAAGTGCGGCAGGCTGGAGGTGTATTTGTAAATAAGGTTGACATTGCCACAACAACAGGCGGCGGTGGGCGTGTGCATGAATTTAAACCTTATTTGATAGTCCCTAAAAACTCAGACATAAGGCTAAGGGCTGTGGCAGATGGAGCCAATACAGACATATCAGGCGGGTTCCAGGGCGTATTGGCGGCGGTGATATAAATGAAACATGATAAGACAATTACTAGCGAGAGGTCGAAATAATGGCAGCATCACGCGCACAAGTTAATCTAAATAAAGCACCAGCACTACCTGCTGCACAGAATTTTGCAGAGCTTCAGGCACAGATGCTAACTCCGGCAGAGCTTGAATCGCAGGTATCGGCTCTAAGAGATAAGATAAGCAACTCTAGCAACCGCACTAAGACAGCACAGTTTAAGACACAGCTTAGAGACCTAACCTACTCTCAGGAGGTGTTGAAGAGGCAGGTTGCTGACGTAGG